CCCCTCTCTATCCCCACACTTAGAGGGCGGTAGTCCCGAATGGCAATCAGTATCTTAGAAGCTGTCTCTCGGATGTCCCAACGCCCATGTTCAATCTTCTCAACAAACCACTTCCCATCGTCTGTAACCTTAACGATTGAGATAGCAGACTCGTCTAGACGCTTCTTAGCATTGGCGGCTTGTTTGGCAACTTCCTCGAACCCTGCCAAGTCAACAGCGATGTAATAGCTTCCATGTTCAGGCTTAACCCCGTATTTGATCCACTCTTCCTTGAAGATGTCAGAACCCGCATTGGTGAAAGAAGCCATAAACTCTTGCTTAAAAGCGAAGGAACTTAAGGTCTTTTTAGCGGAATCTATCTCTGCTTGGTCAATCAATGGGTTATCAGCAGTGGTGAAGTGCCATGACTTCCAATCAGGATCATCTTCTGACTCGCCTAGTTTGAAGGTATCATAGAACCAGTTTCTACCCTTGGGAGTCCCAATAAACAAGGCTCTCCCACGCTTGTCAGAAAGTGATGCTCGAATAACTTGTTCCCATGCTTCGGGCTTAATGTCGGCAACCTCGTCTAGTACAGCATAGGTCAATGAGACACCACGAAGGGTATCAGGTCTATCCGCACCACGAACGTATATCCTAGCCCCGTTTATCAGGGTAATGTCTAGGTTGTTAACGTGACTGCTCTGAATAACCTCTCTTCCAAGGTCTAGCAGTAAGTCCCAGATAATCTGTCTTGATTGTCCCATAGTGGGACTCACATAAAGAACCGCAGAGCCTTGTGGACACTTGAGTCCTTCAATTAGTAGGGTAACTGCCGCCATACGACTCTTACCGCACCTACGCCCAGCAGCCACAACCTTGAACCTTGTTTTATCGGCAAAAACTTGCTGTTGCCAGGGTAAGAGAGAGAAATTGAGATCAGCCATATTTAGCCTCTACATCTTCAGGTTCAGTGTCGATGATTGTGGGTTCTTGTCCTAATCCAGTGATATTGATGGTTACGGCACTTCTCTGACTCTTGTCCTTTTCAAACATGCTAATAGGAAGAGTCCTATCAAGACACATCTTTAAAGCTACCAATTGATGGGGATGGTCATCATTAAGGGCTATCTCAATAACCTTCTGAGCCACATCCTTACCTCCACTCCTAATCATCAGATCCTTAAGCTCCTTAAGACGTTGATGGTCTGTCTTAGGTAGTACAAGGGGTGGATTGTCAGCAAACCTCTGTATGGTCATCTTGACGCTTCCCTTTGGTCTTCCTCTTCCTCTTTTTTCCATTTTATCCTCCTTGGAATGGATTAGTTCATTTTAGCTTTTTCAGAATGGGGGCGGGTACACAAATATCTACACACAGACGCTACCCCCTCCCCCCCCATACATCTCACCACCCAGGGTTTCTACCTAAGGGTTTCTACTACTGTACAAGCAGCCAGTACTGTCCAGGCATACAGATCAGGGTTTTCCCTACTGTACAAATAACCAGGTAGCTAGATGCGAATGATTCTCATTAACGTTTCATGCAAGTGGGAAAGAGTGATGCACCTTTTTAGGGTGACTTGATCTGAATGCGAACTATTCTTGTTTACCCTTCTATTAGTGTTTACCCTACCTTAACTGTTGACCTCTCTTCATTGGGGTTGTCTGTTGTCCCGCGATCCATAATTAAAAAACTCAGTTCCATATCTGGGCGAAACCCTTGATTGTGGGCGTAGTGGTATAAATCCAACACTGTTTCAAACCCTCGGCAAATATTGCCCTTTCCCGCTGAAAGCAAGATGATCCTCTCTGGGTCTGTCAGTGTCCTTTGGAAATATCGGGTATTAGGTTTTGAGGGTCTGCCCATTGTTTTTTCTCTAATTTATTGAATTTAAATAATTGTAAACCATTGTTTTAAGGGTTTCTACTTATTTTAATAAAAGGCTCAGGAAGCCCCTTTTTAGCCTCTTAGAGCGTCTCAAGCTGTTGCCCTCACTAACCCCTCAAAAATAGTTATCCACACCACAACTTATAGATGTCCACATTTTGACTCTTATATAAGACCAAAGCCTGTGAATAACTGGTACTCCATAGGGTATCAGCACTAGGGTTTACCCTTAAGGGTTTAAAGTTGTAAAACATAGGGTTTTCCCTATAGGTAGGCTCACTGGTAAAACTAAAATATTGCTTAGGAACTGACCTTTTCAGTGATATTAAATAGGCGTAAACATCATGACCAATACCCGTGAACAATGGCTCTCAGAGGCAACCACAGAGCTTAGAAGTCTCTTTAAAGCCAATGGCGTAGACCTACCCTTAGAAGTGCGCTCAAGCTGTGGCTTCCCCTCAAAATCGGCTCTTTCAAATAAGAATCGGAGAATCGGAGAATGTTGGTCTGCCCGTGCATCTGCTGACAAACACGCTGAGATTTTTATCTCTCCCACGATCAGCGACAGCATGAGGGTTTTGGACATCTTGGCGCATGAGCTTGTCCATGCTTGTCACCCTAACGATGGACACGGCAAGCTGTTTAAACGCACTGCCTTAGCCATTGGCTTAGAGGGCAAAATGACCGCCACAGTAGCGGGTGAGAAATTCAAGCTCTGGGCGACACCTGTTTTGGAAAAGTTAGGCATTTATCCACACGCAGACTTGATCCCCTCAAATGCCCAAAAGAAACAGTCAACCAGAATGCTGAAATGTGTTTGCCGTGATTGTGGCTATACAGTTCGTGTGGCGGGTAAGTGGCTCAATGAAATGGGTGCGCCTCATTGCCCAGATCACGGAGAAATGTCCATCTCCTAACAGTTCAGCTTGAGCCAATGTGACAGATTGGCTTGAGGTGCATTGTCGCCAACTTTATCAACTTTGAAAGGCTTAAATTATGTCAGTAATCACTAACCCAGATCACATCGCACAAATTCGCATTCTCACCTTGCGTCAAGCTCTCAAGCTCGAAATGATGGGCATGAAAAGAGGCGGTCAAAGTGCTTATGCAATCCTCAAAGCCGAGGGTTACAAAGGCACACGACAAGCAATCTTTGACCAACTAACAGAACAGAGAGCCGAGTGGCTTGGTGAGAGCGTTTAAACAGTTTCTCTTGAGCCACTGTGACAGAGTGGCTTTGGATGCACTGTTGCATTATTTGAAAGGCGTTAAAAATGACACTCGATTTTGAAAACATGGTTCAGGCTTGCCGTTGGAATGCTCTACACAATGCGGCAAATACTATGCGGACTCATGGCGGTGGCTTTGCGGGTTCTATGGCAGAGGCTTGGCAAAAGGCAGATAAAACAAATAAGACCAGAATTGAAGAGGCTTTCCCTGACCTGTTTTTCAGGTTTATGAGTGAGGCTGATCGCTCTTACTTTGGCGACAAGATTCACTGAAAGCGTTTAAACATCATGCAAACTTATACTTGGAAATATTTAGTCTGCTCAATGGCTATCACTGACCTTGCCGATCTAGAGATGAATGGATCAATCCCTGATGATTGGAAATTTACATTCAAAAATGGTTCAACGCTTTACGATGAGGTGGGTTCAGCATGGCGAGAGAGATCAGAAAACACAGTCTATTTGTGCCATAAAAATGCGCCCGACTCCAAACAGAGATGGGTTCACCCAGATACTATGATTGACGTTTACAAGGTGTCACCATGAAAAACATAATTTACGATCTGTTAACCGCTATCGGTTTGGGTCTTGTCCTCTGTATCGGTCTGTTGGCTTATTTCGATATATTGGTAAAGTGAAATTCCAACGGGTAGGCTCACTGGTTGGGTCTATTCGGTGCAATGTCGCATCATTTAATAGGTGTTCAAAATGTCAGCTTTTATTGTTTCCGACTCCCACATCAACGCTCTGGTTCGCTATGCCTCAAGGCATAAGGTGGGCGTTTCTTATGGCGCAACAGTAATGCGTTTAAACGCTTTCGGCAACGAGCAAGCCGTGGCGCAGATTCTTTTTGAAGAGAACGTGAAGAGCGTTAATCATCGCTATGGTGAGAGCGAAACCACGCAGATTGATTACGACCGAGGCGCACCCATTCTCACGGCCATTCAAGCGATCAAAGCGGCTCAGTGCTTGCGTTATCAATCTTGCGAACATCCAGAATTTGAAGACTCTTTGGCTTCTAAGTTTATCGAGGCGATCATCTCTAACGCAATCCCTGACTTAGAAGGTTACGACACGGCTCAATGGGCTATTTATGACAAGGTGGCATCATGAAAAAGTTTGAAGTTCAATATGTACGAATCGAGCATCAAGTTTATTTTCTTGAGGTGGAAGCTGAAGATGAAGATGATGCTGAAGATGTGGCGCACGATGAATTTACAGGAAGCGAGAACTATAAAGTTGTTCACGCTGAAGAGTTTATTCAAGATGTAAAAGAATTGGTGGCAACAACATGAGAAAGCCTCCAAGCGGGTTCAAAGCCCGATCATTTGATGAGCGAATCTGTGATCTCGACCATTTGCAATTCACGCACAAGAAACGAGCTAAACGAGGGTTTTATTATTGGTCAGAGAAAAACCCAGACCAAATATTGCACGAGTTTCATTTGTCAGACTATGCCCGATCCATATCGTTTAAACAACTTAAGGTGAAAGCATGAAACATTATCTTTTTTTTATCCCATCATGGATTCATCGTGCATGGACTCAACACGGATATGACAAAAAAGACGCAATCAAGCGTTTTAAACATCAACATGGCATTGTCAGAATGCCAAATGGTTACAAAATTTGGGAGAAGAATAAATGAACAAACAAGATATTCAAGAACTTGCCGAAAATGCTTTGCATGAGGCTTGCCGACACATTCAAGACGCTCTAGGGGTTAAAACTGGAGATAATGCCGCCTATTTTTTCAGCGGTGAAGCTGAAGACACCATCTATCAAATTTTTCGACAATACATTGACGATGAATTGATGATTAAAGCCTACGAAAACGAAAAGGATTAAAAATGACACAATTACAAGCACTCACAAAATGCCTAGTTTTGGCGATAACTGCACCAGATGATCACAAAGCTCAACGAGCAAGCGAATTAGCGGAAGAAATAGCTAGAGGCTTATCAGTTGACCAAGTAGAAGATTGCAAGGCGCAAGCTCTCGAATTGGTGGAGGCATTATGACTTTTAGAACTTTTCTCATTGAGTTTTACCCATACCCTGATTGTGTTCACGCTGAGTACGATGAAACAAGCGCAGAATCCTTAGAGGATGCGGTGGCTGAACTTAAAAAGTATCACCCAGACGCTGAGATTTTGAATACCTACATACACACAGCGTGTTTAAACGATCTATGATTTATGCGTGTATTGCCTTAATTCTGCGAATACTTGGCGGCAAACGCTAAACCCTCAGACCCTCTTAGGAGGGTTTTTTCTTGTCTTGCGTAGGTTGGGATGGGCAAGCCCTTAAAAACGCCTAGAAAGGGCTTTTAGAGCCTTTGGTGGGCATTTCCTCGCACAATCTGCGGATGGTCTCGTTGAGTGCGTCTATTTCATCCATCTTGTTTATAGCAAATGCCCTACGTTGACCATGCCATCCCATCACTGGATTTCGGTGGCAATCTACACATAAAGCAATGCAAGTATATTGAAGCCCTTGTTTGTAATGGTGGGCTTCGCTTGGTGGTGGGGCTTCACAGACTGAACACGGCAAAGACTTGACCCTTGCAAGGTGTAGCCTTTCCCTTGCGCTTAGTTTGTTGTTCAAGTGGTGGCCTTCATTTCCATTCGGGCAGAGTATTGCTCTGTTCGCCACACCTCAATTCTTGCTTGTGCCGCAGTCATGAGCCATCTAAAACGCTCTTCCTTCTCTACGGCTTCCCTGATTCCATCAAGTATTTCGATGTATTCAGGGTGGGCATAAGCAAAGGTTTCCTGTTTTCCAAGAACTTCTGTTCCCGCTTGACTCGCCAGTTGTGCCTTGCGTGATTTGCGAAACTCCTCTAAATACATTCTGTCGGCCTTCGCTTTTGCGTACAGTGGCGCAGTGTCAATCAGGAATTGGATTGCTTTGGTGGGTTCGTTCATACATCCTCGGTTTTATAGTTCAGTTTGTGATGCTGAAACCGCATTGCCGCTTCACACTCCAACTCCTTAAATGACTCGTCACTTAGCAACCCAATGACATTGCGAGTTTGATACCAAACTTCTTTGATTGACTCGTTGTATGTGCCATCCTCGTCTGAGGAATACTCATAAACTACTGTAACGATCTCGCTACCCGCACCTACTGTTGTGTCAAATTCCCAAGTTGATTCCATGATGTAACTCCTGTTAAAAATTAAATGTTATTCCTATTTTGGAATGTTTTGAATAGGGATAAACCCTTAGTCCAAGCATTCTTTTACGCAAACATCTATTCCTGATTGACTTGAGTAAACCTTCGACACATGAAAGTTTACGATTTGACAATCATCCCTGTAAACAACTCCATTCATTGCATCTTCTACGCTCTTGAGAACATTTGATGCGTCAGGCTTCTTAATTGGTTTCTCAAGGCCGTTTAAACAGTCTGCTATTTTCTTTTTAGAGTAAGACTTGGGGATAGGTGCTCGAATGTAGAGATACAGATTTACAGGGGTTTCCAGTGGCTCAGAACTTCCCATTGCTTCTGTTGCGGCTTCTTTGATTAAAGATTCGTAGGTTCTTGTTTTGTCAGGGGTGTAAGTCTGGACAAAGTTTCCCCGCCTAGCGTACCTTGCTCTTTGCTTGCCAACAGGGTCAGCATCCAACTTAAAAGTCACCATAAAAGTCATAGAAGTGTCCCATCTTTGATTCGGTTCATATATTCCCTTATGCGATCTCTTGCGCCAGTGCCATAGATTCTTTCGGCTCTCTCCAATCTGGCACGAATGAGATCACGATTTTTACTTCCTTCCCAATTCCGATAAAGCTCTCTTGCCTCGGCTTGCTCAAGAATTACTCTATCGCTTGGGTTCTCTGTGTTTCTTCTACTCCAAGTCACCAGTTAACTCCAATGCTGTGTTTATCAGGTGAAGCGGGTATGGCACACCATCTTTCACTCTGTCTAACAGTCTCATAGCTTCAAAATAGTTCATACAAATAAAAGTTGTTGGGTTTTTACAGTTGTTCCAGAGTCATATCTCTGAGAGTCGCCTTTGGGATACGGCATAACTTCGTATTTCAGCTTTGACCGCATGACTTTCTTGTCAGTCTTTGACCCGTGAAAGATGATGTAACGATGTTTCCTAGATCGTTCGACATAGTAAAAATCATCGCCATGAAGCTCTTTTATCTCTGCTAAGGTCAATCCATCGCCAATGGTTTTAGCGTGTTTATGCTCTTGTCCTTTTATAGTCCAATCAATTCTGTTTGCTGATAAACCCGTGTAAAGGAAATTGGTGGCTTGATAAACGTAGCCAACATGACCTTTGCTTGTGTCGGCAAACGAAACCACAATCATCGGTTTTGGCAATAGTTTGATTGAGTTCGCAACAAGGAATGATGCTTCGTTTTTATAGTTGTCCAACAAACAGACTCGGTTTAATTCTAAAACTTTGTCTGAGTATTCTTTCCCACAGATTCCCATGCAAAGTGGTGGTGAGGCGGGAATTCCGTAGGTCACTACGCCAACCAGAATGTCATCTTTGTAAAGCCCAAACGCAAACATTATTTGTGGCATCCGCTTGGCATAGTGTTTTTCAAGCAACCAAGGCTCAACTTCAAAGTTGTTTATTGGCAACACTTTCATGCTCTACCCCTGATTTGAGCCATCCTAGCCAACACTTCTAGCGGAATAGGTGCGGCTTTTTTTGCGTCTTCCTCTATTTTCAACAAAGCAAGGTTAGGCTCATTCTTTGATGGAACTGTGAGCCTCACAATGTCTGCGGGGTTTGGTTTGACAACCCAATCTGCTTTGAATGCTTGCCAACCACGAACAACACATTCTTCCAATGCTTTCTCAAGTGTCCAACCAATCTTTTGCGCTTCGCTTGAAATTGCATCAATGGCTCTCTGGGTTATCGGTGCTCTCTTGGCTTTCCTCAATGTTTTGAATTCTTGCCAAACAGAATTAGAAACACCGCTAGGTGGTGCAACGCTAGTTGCTTTCTTCTTTGTCTCTGTCTCTCCCTCTGTCTCTGTCTCTGTCTCTGGGATAGCAACTTGCTTGCGTTCTGCTAGCACTCCGCTAACAAGTATGAAAAAGTCGTTATCAATCAACGGCTTAACTCCATCTTGATATTCTTTTGGCGTGATATGCAATCGAAAGACTAGCTCATCTAGTGAGCCATCAAAAACACCATCTTTTGACTCACTTGCAAGCAACCAAAGCATTGGTGCTATCGCTTTGCTAGCAATAGGCAAGCGCATATAAGACCTATCGTTTAACAGGTCACGATGAAGTTTTATCCAAGGGGGGCAACGATCTTTGTAGTGCTGAAAGATAGCCCAATTTTTCGGCTGTAAAAGCATAATTTTTTCCACTTTAAAAGCCACTTAAAAGCAAAAGAAACCTCGGCAGAGGAGAAAGTGGGAACCCTTTTCAATGCGCTCATGACTTCGCATCTAGCCGTGTTTCAAAACATTGTATCAAATAAATTGATTGTTGGTAATTTCATTTGTTGGTTTTCTGCCAAACAAACGAATAGCTTGGTTGTTCATAGAAGCATATTCAGCCTTAGTGAAGATACCTTTAGCGTTTCTGATGTCAAACGGGTTTAGCAGATCACGGGGTTCTTCTACCTTTTCAGCCTCAATCATGTGTGGTGCTAAGGTATATTGAGAAACCCAAGAACGACCCATCTTAACTTTTCCAATTTTTAGTTTCTTCTTGTAGCTCATCTTTGTGCAACAAGCTGCAATAGATAGTCTTGGGATGCCAGTTAGGTCTTCTAGTTGATAGGACGTAAGTGGGCCGTTTTGTAATGCTCTGATAACTGCTTCTTGGGTCATTTGTAAAGGTTCTCCAGGTTGATTGTTCGGTTTAGATGGAGTTCTAGCGTTCTGGCAAGCAAAGCTGTTACAGCCGCATCAAAGTCCTCTGGTTCGGTTGTATAAGCATCTGCCATTGTTTGAGAGTACCCAAGCAAGGCTTCAGCGCATCTTTTTTCAAGTATTTCAGTTTTCATACGCAGAATACTACTGTTGTTTTTATGCTTGTCTATTAGGGTTTATCCTAGTATAAAAAGATAAAAAGGTGTGGCACATTATCGGTGTGGGCAAACAGTAACCCACGTTCAACAGGAGTAAATATGCCGATTCTTAATGGAAAAAAGGTTGTAGACCTAGAAGTAGATGGAGTAGATAGCAGAGACTTTCCAGACTTCTCTGATGCCTACTTTTCAAGTGGATGCTATGAAGATGGAACACCATTGACAGAAGATGAGTTGAATAAACTTACCGATCTGGCGGGTGATGTTCTGTGGACAATGGCTTATGAAAGTTTCCATTGAAAACACTATTCCAAACCTATGTGTCAGAGTTCTCAGACATACACTACTGCCCCTATTGCCTAGCAATCAAAGGGGATAAAATAGTTTGCTGCCTAGAAGCAGACTTTATCGAGTTCAAGGATTTATATCTTGAACAACAAAAAGAGATTATTCAACAAGAGTTAAATGAAAATCAAAGGAGTTAATCATGGGTGTACATAAAAAGCTAATGGAGGCAAGGTTACTCTTGCAACACGCTCCACTTAAAAAGTCGGGTCACAACAAGTTTGCAGGGTATTCGTACTTTGAATTAGGTGACTTTCTGCCAACAATCAACTCAATCTTCTATAAGACTGGTTTGTGTGGTGTGGTGTCGTTTGGCAAAGAGTTGGCTAGTCTGACTATCACAGACACAGAAGATGGCTCAGAGATCGTTCTGACAAGCCCTATGGCAGAAGCCAATCTAAAGGGTTGCCACCCAATCCAGAACCTTGGTGCGGTAGAAACTTATACCAGGCGGTATCTGTGGGTTTCAGCAATGGAAATCGTAGAACATGATGCACTCGACTCTTCTCCCCCAATGAAGGAAGATAAGGTCATCATTAGCCCCACTCAGGGAGCACAACAGGACATTCCAATCGAGGAATTAAGGTATCTTGAAGAAGTGGCAATAGAACTGATTGCCATGTGTGAGCAAGGTGATCCAAGGGCAGCCTTGGTTAAGTTGGATGAAGAGAACCTAGATAACGAGCAAAAAATCGCTCTATGGACTCTCATGCCCAGTAAAGTAAGAAGTGCGTTAAAGAAAGCGAAGGAAATGTGATGGAAAAGAAAGATAACAGTGGCGTTTTGTTCAAGAACGACAAAAAAGAGTCAGAGAAACACCCTGATTACAAAGGAAATATCACAGTGGGTGGTCAGGATTACTGGCTATCAGCATGGATTAAAGAAGGAAAGTCAGGCAAGTTCATGGGTCTAGCAGTATCACCCAAAGAAGACTATCAGCCTAAACAAGCCCCTAAGAAGGCAAGTTTTGATGAGTCGGATTTGCCCTTTTGAGTTAAGATAAACCCGAGGGGAACGCTGTGCAAAGACTTTTCAAGCTAGCGGACGAGCAGTTAGTACCCTCACTAATAGGAGTTAATAAATGAATGATATTTTTGGAAGCATGAAACAGTCGATGGAGAGATTCTTTGGTACGCCAGCGTTTAAACTGGCTAGAAGAGAAGACCCTGTAACGAGCCATCAAGCGGCTCAAGCAGTTGATAGCACCAAGCTAGAAACAATGGTCTATGAGGCCATTAAAGGCTTCCCAGATGGATGTATCTCAGATGACATCCTTGGTATGTTCCCAAACTACCCATATTCCTCGATAACAGCAAGGTATCGTGCTTTGTTAGACAAGGGATTTATTGAAGTTTCGGGTGTCAAACGTGGCAAGTTTGGCAGAAATCAGAGGGTTATGAGGGCAGCAAAATGACACCCAACATAATCAAAGCTGTTAAGGATGTCTACACCGAAGGCGATCCAATGGACTACACATGGGTTGATCTTGGTAAATTTGACAACATGGATGACCTTACTTACAACAAAGTAATGAACAACTTACATGATTTGTTTGATTCAGACCCATTAGACGTAATGTTGCCATTTGAAAGCATGGGAATTGTTCGTCAATCTGATGAAACAATATTAGCAATCACCATTGACCGAACAAAAGACTCTGTGATAGGCACTATAAGAACAAAAAATGGTGATGTTGGTTCGGTGATGAGTAATGGCAAAGAACAATTTGTAAAGTTAAATGAGAATTTAGGCTCTCCAGAAGAATACATTTTGAAAGTTTTTGGGGAAAACCATAAGTTAAATAACAACAAGCCTGAAAGAGAGATTTTTTTGCAATGGTCTGCAATGATTAACCATCAGTATGCGGAATATATGCGTAAAGCAATGGACATACACGAGAGAACCCGTGTTTACAAAGCATTGCCATCAGCATCCAACAGTAAGCGTATCCGCAGAAACAAGCAGCCATTGTTTGAGTGGAAGGTTATTGACGTTACTGCCAAACCAGCGACACACGACATTGTGGCTACTGGAAATGGTCGCAACAGCCCTAGACAACACAAAAGACGGGGACACTTCAGGCAATACAAGGATGGGCATAGAAGTTGGATACCTGAGTCCCTGGTCGGCAAAATAGAGTTTGGCTATATCTATCACAGCTATACAACGGAGAGACATTGATGCTAGAAAAACCACCACATTCCAAGATTAGTTATCCATCTACCCCCATGAAAGACTTTAAATGGGAATCAGGATCAGACGTTCAAACTCTGTGGAGAAAGCATGGTTGGATTCCTCCCTCAGAGAGTATGACCCCACCACCACCTCCAGAGAGGGTAGAAGTACCTTTGAGGAGGGTAAGATAAATGGGAATCATCAGGACATGGCTCAATGACCATGATTTCATTGATAGACCAGACCGAAACGAAGTGCTGGAGGAGGTTGCCAAGGAGTTTGACAAGATGAAAGCCTTTGGTGACACTGCACAGAGTTTTGCTACCTATGTGAGGAATATGAAGTCTTGTCCACCCTGTTTAAACAACTGCAATCAAGGTAGAGATTGCCCTGCTAGGATTTCTTAGGTCAGAACTTCTATTGCATGGTTAATGTGTTTAATTCTGTCATCAAGACCGATAAAACCACCATTGATCTTTTTGGTCATGGTTCTGTAGTCACGGGAATCAGCGTATTGGTTTAACTTATGCGTATCCCAAAAAAAACCCGCTGTAAGAGCAGCGTACATCGGAGTGGTCACTAGGTCTGGATTCATTACAAAATCCTCTCCTAGTGCTTTTCCTGCGTGATAGTACCCTGCATGACCTGTGGTTTGGAAAAGACCTCTGCCTCGGAAGCGAAATCCATCCCCTGAAGCCTCATCCCTGTTTCCCATTCTGTTGGCATAAACAGAGTTAGCAATTTTCTTAGGATCACGCTCATATTGCTTGGCAAACTCTAAGGTTGGGAAACGCTTAGGCCACACTTTCATCAAGGTTTCTGCACGATAGTTCAGGTTTTCGGTAAGCATCTTAAAGTTGCCACTCTCGTGAGATGCTTGACCAATAAATGCCGCTTTTCTTAACGGGTTCATAATGTCAAAACGCTCAAACGTAGCGTTAAGAGCATCTACCCATTGCTCACCAATGTGAAGCTGTTTAAGTTGTTCAGCGTTTATCATTTAACAAATTCCTAACATCATTGTAAGAATCTACACAAGCATTCAATGCAATAGTGTTTTTATCCCCTTGAGCGACTATTTCTGCGATGGCTTCGATGGTTGCTCTTTCGGCATCAGAAGCTGTGTCAGTCGGTCTGTCAGGTTCACTGGTTGCTTTTGTATCTGCGCTGGCAACGGGGGTACTTGTGGGGGCTTGTACGTTACTTGAGGGGCAGAGGCGCAACTTGCCAGCACGATTGGCAACAGCAAGGGCAGTAGTTTTCTTGTTGATAGCATCATTAGCTTCCTGAAGTTTTAGAGATTGTTGATTAAGTTTCTCACCCATGTTTTGCTCGATTAGACGAGCTTCATCATTCTTTTTGGCAATGGCAATCTTCATGTCATGGTCTCGATCTGCCCATCCGTAATGGTATCCACCTCGATATGTACCAAAAAGGGCAATTGATAAGCCTAACAATAGATAAGGTAGTGGTATTCCGAACATTATTCAGCCTCTTTTCTAGCTTGTGCTAATTCTTCACGCTCTTGGTCATCTTCTAAATGGTCAGGAGGGGTAGTCGGAGGAGGGCCAGGTGTCCAACTCTCATCCAACTCTGGGTTCTTCCAAACAGGCATAGCACCAAAAGGTTGACTAGGCAAACCATACGCAGATTGCGGAGGTGCATAGGAAGAGTTAAAACCGCCCTGAGAGCCTCCATATCCCATTGGTTGACACATTGGCTGTGTTGGAGGGTTAAACATCTTAGAAGCCGCACCTGCCGCCCTTTTAGTCATCACCCCACCGATACCGCCAACAATCAAAAGAACAATGTCGTTCAGCATCTTGGTGTAGGCTTGGTCAATCGGGGCCATACTTTTGATAGGTTGTGTTACAAAAGTAACAGAATAAAGTAGTGCAATAACAATGATGCACAGAATAAGAGTGACTACAACCACTACAAAGCCCCAAATTCTGACCTCGAAAGCCTCTGTACTCAATGGCTCATTTTTCTGGTTGGACATCATTAACCTTTTTCTCCAAGATAGGGGCTACTAAGTATTCTGGACACATCTGAGTAAACAAGCATTTAGGCTTTTGGCAATCAGGTGCATGAAAGTTATCGGGGTTCTGGCAAGGATAGCGGTAAACGTCTTTGCAACCAGTGAGCAGTAAAAGAAGCAATAGATATCTCATGCTTTGATGTCCACAGACTTAGCCCATTGAGTCTTAATCTCTTGGACTCTCTGTTGTTGTTCAGCTTGTCTGGTTAGCTCTGCCAAACGCTTCATATTCTGTTGGTGGATCACTCGGTGAGCCTCTGACAACATTTGAGCATTCTGTTGGTAAGTGGTAATTCTCATTTCCCTAACCCAACCCTTCCAAGTAGAAGATTAACAATCCTGTCCGACAAATCATCAGGCAAGAACTTTAAGAAGCCAAGAAACCATAATGCCACACACCCGTAAACGAATATCTTGAGGCATAGGTCAAAGGTCTTCTGGTACTCATTCACCGACCACACCTTTTAGTGGTATCGCAAAACTCCATGAGTTCGTAGATACCGATTCCGACCAAGAATAAAACAAAAGCCACTCCACCAATAATCATGGCTAACTCATTCATCTCTTCTTCTTTTTGTTTAGCCTTCTTCTCTGCTTTCTCTAAAGAACGAAGTTCTCTAGCATCATCTATGTCCATCTGGTCTTGACGGGCTTTAATCTTGTTCCAAACGTCAACCTTACCTGTGGTCATGAAGAGCATCTTTAACTCTTCCTCAAATGCTCTAGCTTGCTCCAAAGCCATCTCAATCTGGAGAGCAGTTCCCATATTGGAACCTTTGCTCTTCTTAGCCTCGATTAACGCTTTGGTAGCCGCACTCTTGGCATCGAACATCTTGCCAATCATGGGTGCAAGAGAGCCTAGGTCAGAGGCTACCTTACTAGCCTTCTTAACCATTGAAATAGCGTTTTGTATCCCCGCTAGGGCTAACATCGGATCCATGATTACTTCACCCTTTCCCATTTGAGACAGATAACCCTTCGGTTATATACATCTCCAACCCAAGTCCATTTAATACATCGGTACTCTATGGTTGCCGCCTTTAGACGATCACGGAAAACACCAAACAATAATATAGCTACAAAAAATGACAAAAATACTAATACATACCGCAGCGATAAGAGCTTCGGCATAGTCTCTCACTTACTGTCTTCTCTCAGAAAGGTTGTACTGTCCAACAGCACTTGGGGCAATTACTGATCCAAGTGGGGCAGATTGCTGAGAAAGCATACCGCCTACACGTTGCAGTAATTCTGGACGTTGACGTAACAACATATCAATTGCCGCTTGTCCACCTTGGCTATAGGCGGCAGGCACTCCAAATGCCGTTGCTGTGCCAATTACAGGTTCAGAGAATAAGCCGTAGCCACCACCTATTCCTAGCGCAATCCGACCTGTTTGAGATGCTCCCGTTGTGTCTCCAATGACTTCAAGTGCGGCATCCGAAATGTCTTGGCCTTTAGCTTTACCTTTAGCAAACGAAGATTTACGTCTAGTTGGGTCTTGTTGGCGCACAGCAGTAGCAAATTGTTTCGGTGTGAATACGCCACTTTTTGCCCCAGTATTAGCCGCAGCCACATTGATTACAGACAAATCACTAAAAGCGGCATCAACTCTACGCAATGTAGGAGTTTGCTTGGGATTTTGGAAATACAATTCTTTTTTAATAACACCAAGAACATCGCTTAATGCTTTGCCAATATTACGTTCAGATGCGCTACCGCTATTAAGATAATTACTTGCTGAATTACGCAAATCACTCTCAATACCTTTGTATGTTTGACCATCAAGTTTTTGTCCAGAAAACTTACCAAACACAATTTCGTTCAAGGTTTCTGAAACTGTTTGTCGTTGACTAGCGTCTAACCCTTTGGCTTTACTTAAAGAACCAAGAATATTGCTTGTTGTTGCAAAATCTAAATCAAATGACATCTTTGATAAAACATCATCATATTTGTCAGATACTGTTTTTGAAGCATATTCGATTGCATCTCTACCAATTACATCAGCAGGGAGACTTAATTTATCTTGTTTTGTTGGGTCACTTGCTTTAGCCAATGCTTTGTTAATTGTACTTTTGTTGAAATCAAACAATACACGCTGTTTCGCATTTTGAATGCTTTGACCAATCAAAGGAATATTCTCAGCAAACTCCTCAAGTGTTTTAAATTGTCCACCAAGAGTCTGGCCTGTTGTTGGTGTGATTCCAAGATCACGCATGGTCTTTTCTGCTTTGGAGACTAATGGGTTAAGCACTCGACCCGCACCCGCAACTACTTTTTCACCAATAGGGCCAGTAACTGCGCCTAAAACAACTTGCTGTCCTTTTTGCTCTTCAAAAGTTCCCTCTCCAACTACGGGTTGCATAGCACCACCAACAGCACCAGCAGTTGCCGCTTGACCAACAGTAGACAAACCTTTAGCTCTAGCTAACTGAGCCACACGAGCCGCAGGTACAAGACTAGCAGGGTTAAGAATATTGCCACCCAAACGGGCTGGATCAAAACCAGATTCACCTGCTTTTTCACGTTGTGCTTGATAACTTTGCTCTTCAGCTTTAGCCATCTCATCTACACGTTGTGCTTCTTTGTAAAGCAACTCACTCAATGAATTAGGCTTAGTTCCACCTAAACTGGCTACTGCACCTAAAGCACGAGGAATCATCTGTGCGCCTGCGGTAATAGGGTCTTTTAAACCCATCAGGAAACCAGATGAAGGTGCTTTGGCTTCTGGTTGAGTCTGTTCAGGTTGCAAAGAACTCTTAATTCTTGCTAACGCATCATCTTGACTCAAGCCATCAGGCAACTCATAAGACACACCTTTGTATTCATAAATGGTAGCCATGATTATTTGTCCTTCAGCTTGATTGGGTTTTGTGGCGAACCTAGAGGTGCATTCATTGGTGTTGTTGGCAATGCTTCGCCTGCTTTACTAGATGCTTGCTTTTGAAGACGCTCAATATTCTTTTGAACTTTCTTTTCTGCGCTAACTAAAATACGCTTCATGGACTCAGGCTCAAGTCGTTGATTGCCAGCAACAACGTTTTGCAGGTATTTAAGTTCTTCATTAGAGTCATTACCACCAAACTGTTGCAAGCGAGGAATAACAATCTCACCAATGTTAGCCATAAATACTTCGGTGTTTTCGAGTTTCTTTTGGTTGCCGATTGAACCAAGCGAAAATTTAGTCGCTGCTGCTTGTTCAGGGCCAAAAGCACCCGCATAAATTCCTTTGTTCAATAACAAAAGTGCGTCTTTATATGCAGTTTCCAATGAGAATTGATTTTCAATATTTGCTACATTTGTGCCAATTATTTCGCTTGCCTTTTTAGCTGCCGCACCAGTATCTAAATTGATACCACCGATAGTGACATTGCCAGTGCCTTTACCAGCTCCCTCAACCTTTTTAGTTGCGTATTCAAGCATACGTTTTTGGAAAGGTTCAGTGCCTGGTTTCAGACCCGCATCAATCAATGTTTTAGCAAACTCTGAGTACTTCTGAGCATCAGGGCCTTTATATAACTCAAAACCAGTAACAGCATCTATTAAAGAATTTCCAACAACAACTGTTTTGTTTGGTTTTTCAACCTGTTGCTCAAGGGCTTCAAGTTTTCTAGTTGTAAGATTTAGTTTCGCATCTCTTTCTGGAGATGATGGCTGTTGAGTTAAGACATCTAACTCAGTGTTTAATTGAGCAAGTTGATTGGCAATCAAAATCTTTTCTGGAGTTGATTGAACACGCTCACGATTAGCCGCAGCAGTACGTTGTTGAGCCAAAGCAGTCTCACTCTGAGCCTTGCGATAGTATTCTGCAAGAGCCATAGCACCTTGTTGATCTCCCGCTTGTGACAACATCTTGATGCCTTGCACCATAGACTCAGGATTAGATTGATCTATTTGTTGAAAGATAGTGTTTCTAGCACTAATCATCTTTAGTTGTTGGTCTTCTATTCCAAAAGCACCGCCAATAGCGTTACCAAGCCCTCTAGCACCTGCATAGGTCATTGCCGCACCACGAGCCGCAGGGTCTAGTTGAGCAAGGGTAATGCCTTCTTGCAAAGCACTTGTTCTTTGACGCTCACCATACATTTCTGGGGTTAGTCCAAACAGACCCGCTACGATATTTTCTGCCATGATGATTCCTTACAAATATAAACCAAGGTCTTGGCTACCATAATAGTTACCAGTACCAAATGTGGTTGCTGGTGCGCTCATAGCCGTTGTTGCTGGAACACCACCAAATAACCCACCTACAAACTGACCAAATTGATTAGATGCTCCTACGCCACCTAATACTGTTGAGTAAGGGTTAGTTGTTGCCGCAGGGCTAGTAGCCAATCGTGTACTAAACTCAGCACCAGATAAGCCTAAACGACCCACATTAGCACCCGCTTGAGATGCTTGTTGAGCAAGAGCAGTACTCATGCCAAAGGGTTGTTGTGCCATTTGCTCCAAACCTTGAACCTGTCCCAAAGCAGTCGTGTAAGGCGTATAAGCCGCTTGCTGACCACCATAGTATTGACCCATAGTTTGTGCACCTGTACCAAGCAATCCCGCACCAAACGCAACCTGTTGTTGACCAGCTTGTTGAGCTTGTGCAGCCAATTGTGCTTCTTGAGTAGCACGAGCGTTATACAAAGCCTGTAGTTCAGGAGTAGTAGCACCCAAAGTACCACCTTGAGCAACAGATAGACCGCCACGACCTTGTTGTTGGAGTCTGTTTTGCAGATTAGCAAGTTCAGTTTCTCTGCCTGGTTGCAACAAAGCCATCTGCTGATTGAGATAGTTCTGAGCAACTTCTTGAGGATTCTGTGCCAAGTATTGATTACCCAATCCAAATAGACGTTGTGCGCCTGTTTGAAGAGGAGCAAACTGTTGTTGTGCTTGTTCTGCTTGTGTTAAACCAGCACCCGCTAAAGTAAGGAAGCGGTCTTGTGCATTCTTTGCTTCAGGGCTTAGTGTGTATCCTGCGCTAGTGAGTTGACCTGTTACTGGATCGACTTGGAATTGTGAAGTGCCAAAACGAGTAGTCATTCCAATAGGACGGAAAGCCGCAGATTGTTTAGCAGCAGCAGTCTCAGCATCAATCATCTGTTGCGCTTTTTGAGCTGCTTCACGGGATGTTTGTTGTTGGAGCAGACCCGCACCAGTTTGTGCAGTAGATTGGAATAAAGCCGCAATCTGAGCCGCAGTTAAACCTGATTGAACCAACTTTGTAATGTCTGGAATTGTTGGAACACCGATTGGTGGAACACCTATGGGCGGCACACCTATTGGGGGAACTCCAGTAGGCGGTACTCCAGTAGGAGGCACTCCTGTAGGTGGTACTCCTGTAGGTGGTACGCCTATAGGTGGTACTCCAGTAGGTGGTACGCCTGTAGGTGGTACGCCTGTGGGTGGTACGCCTGTAGGTGGTACGCCTGTGGGAGCAACAGTAACAACAGGAGGGCTTAGCAAGCCAGGTATGGTTGTTGGCGGTGTTCCTGCTAAAGGCCCACCACCGATAGCTAAATCTTGAGCAGTTAATGCCGCAATTTGAGCCGCAGTCAATGGTGTAGTACCCGCTAAAGCACCGCCACCTATAGCCAAGTCTTGTGCTGTTAATGCGGCAATTTCAGCCGCAGTTAAACCTGCCGCTGTTGCGCCTACCGCAGTTGGTACGGCAAAAGCACCACCGCCAATGGCTAAGTCTCCCGCAGTTAAAGATGCAATCTCAGCCGCAGTTAAACCAGTAGTACCAACAGTAGCCGCAGTTCCCGCACCGCTAAATAATCCACTAGCACCAGCAGTAGCACCTAAGATAGCCGCTTGAACATATGGGTCTTTCAGTGCATCTACAATGCCGCCAAAGAATGATAGGTCTTTTTTAGTCTTAACTGTATTGATAAAGTCGCCAGTAGCACTGTAAATCTGTATTGGTGTTCCAACAGGAGCTTTGTAGTTAGGATCGCCTGTAGTCTTAGATGTGAAAACAGTCTCAAGCGCACCAACTTGATTATCTTCACCAGACTGAATATATTGGTATTGAGGCGTAACAACAGTATCGCCTAGTGTTACGGACATACCAGGAGCAACAGTAGCACCCACACGTGCCGCAACCGCACCTTCATCCAAGCCAACAGCACTAGCCATTTGAGCAGGAGAGATTTGGAAAGTCTCCATAGCCGCAACAATCTGGGCATCAGTCATGCCTGGATTTCCAATCAGATAATCTCTAATTTGTTGACTTGTGAACGCCATGATGTTTACTCCGCTTCTTTAGGAACTTGCGCTATTGCTTGTTCTTCTATTTTTTTCCAAAGCACATAGGCGTTGGAACTTGTTGGTAATTGACCAAGCACATTCATAATGAATTGCACTTCGTTAACGTCTAACTCTAATTTCATGCTGCACTCCATGGAACGCCCGTTGCCGTAACAGGGTTCTTTTGCAAAGCAATATTAGC